CGCTTCATATTCGGCCTTGTTGTCGGTTTTAAGTAGCTCACCACCACCTATATTGTATCTTTGTGTTGATACTTGTCTTTTTGGCTTTATTCCATCTGGGCTAACTACTTGCCCAAGTCTTTGAAATATAGTTAAGTTTTTTTCTGCCATAATTTTTTAGTTATAATATAATGAATTTTTTGGTAAATTAAATAGTTTATTCAACGTAATCACACTCAACGTATGCGTCATGTCTTTGCTCAGAATTAACAACTGTTAAATCATAGACGTAAGTAGTAATCCAATCTTGACCTTGCGAACCAGCGGTTGCGTTACAAAAGAAAGGTTTAACTGTTTGTCTATTTTGTGCTGCTTTATTACTAAAATTATTAGGTTGTGGCGACCATTTATAAATTTGGTTACCATAACTTTTCTGAATAAATATTTTTTTACCTAATCCCATTTTTAATTGTTTTTATCTCACTTTACCAAATAACCAAGCGTATTCACCTCTAGGGTCTTGTACATTTCTGTAAGCAGCGTGGTTAGGGTTTATTTTTTTCTCTACTTGTTTTGTTTGTGGGTTAATCGTTGAAGTGACTGGTTGAGTCGTTGACGAGTTAGTCCAACTAGACAAAATGGCTTTTGTTTGTTTTTCTAATTTTTCCAGATTCTTAAATGAGTGTTCCAAAACCCACAAAGCCATACCCAAAGACATAAGTAAGTCATCGTGATACCCTTCCATGTGGTCTGGTCTACCATTTTTATAAATAAACGTTTTCATCTCAGAAATCAACCTAGATGAACGAATCTTAACACCATTGGTTCTAATGTTATACTCCAAATTAGAAATCATTGGTAATCTAACGTTTGTTGCGTGAAAACCTGGTATCTTATTACCTTTATCATAAGATGATAATTCTCTTTGTCTAGCAGATAAAATTTTACCGTTTGTAGAATCGTAATGTAAACGCTTATACTCAAATTCTAATAATTTTAACACTGTTGATACTCCCATACCACCAGTTACATCGACAACTGTATAAGCTTTGTATAGATTACCATACTCTTCAACTATTTGGGCTAGTAAATCTGGTTGTATCTTACCTTGATACTCCATAACTTGCTCCATAGTTGTAAAATCTATGATTACTATTGTTGAAGAATCCTCTCCATCACCCCTAGATACATCGACACCCATTATGTACTGATGTCCTTCTTGTGGTTCTTCCCAAATCCATGTTTCTTGTTCTAAACCACTAGTATATTTAGGTTCTTTTACGTTATGTTTCTCGTGGTACTCAATAAATTCTTCATTTATTACGTTACCCCCAGAACCGATAAAAGATACGTCCAACTCTTGCGCAATCATTTTGGCATCGTTGTTCATACCCCTACACATTTCATCATACCATGATGATGTAGGTTTCCAACCTTCAGCTATACGAGCATTATAAGAAGCAAATGTAAATTCATATTCTCTTTCAGAATCATCACCTTTAATCCAAGATAGGTCTTTGTTATACCTCAAATCTTCATACCATTTCATTTCAATGATATTAAAATTGTTCTTTTTATTTCTGGCTTGGTCGTATGTTTTGTAATACAAAGAATCCATACCATTAGGTGTTGAAATAAGTGTTGCTCTACCACCAGTACCTAACGCTGTTAATGCTGCACCGAATACTTCAGCTCCGTTATCAATATAAGCAGCCTCATCCATAATAAGGAATGTAGGTGTAAAACCCCTCAAAGCATCTTTTGATGTTGCAACCGCTTTTACACGACTACCGTTTGGTAATTTAATCTCTTTTTTAGAATCCGTTAAGAAAATAGTTTTAGATTCATTTTTAGGGTTACCATAATATTCGTGACCCCAAACCCATCTAGGTAATTGAGATAGAAAATCTTTAATTTTAGCCAAGAACTCGAAAGCTAACTCTTGCTTGTTGGCGATAATCAGAATCGCTTCTGGGTTATCCTTATCAGCAAAGCCAACCTTTATTGACATATAAGCGGCTGTAGTTGTTGATACACCAGCTTGTCTAGGTTTAGTTACAATATTAAATCTATGCTTTTCATACGCACTAATAATCTCTTTCTGCCTTGGAAATAATTTGAAAGGCACGAAACCCTCTTGGGTTTTGTCAAACGTCTCCAAATATGTTTCAATAGCATACGTTGGGTTCGTAAGACATCTTGCGTACTCTTTAAATATCTCTTGTGTTGTTAGCATATTCTTTTTTTATTATAAATATGCCGAAATCAAGTAAAATGGTTTATTTTAAATGACAAAGGCCCCTAAAAGGAGCCTTTACCAATATTTATGTGTTAATTTTTAAAATAATTCATCAAAATCAAACCCATCTTCACCATCGGAATCACCATCGGAATCATCTGACGTTGAACCACGCATAAGCTCATCAAAATCAAACCCTTCACCATCGGAATCACCATCGGAAACCTCTTCATTATAATTGCTTATTTCATTCATGGCCTCATTGAATTCTTCCTCTTTCAACGCACCGTTTACTTCATTAACAATGTCTTTTATGATTTTTTTACCTTCTTTAGTATTAGCCATTACCTCTCTCATTTTAAGGTTGAACTCATCAACTGGCAACGCAGCTAATTCACTATAGACATGATGTTTTAAATGGAAATCATCTGGTTCAATTGCGTTTGTAAATCTACCCCAAAGTCCAGGACCCAATCTCATATCCCATGGTTCAGCTGCTAAATAATCCGCTTGATTAACAACATACTCACCAGTTTTTCTGTCTTTTGGTAATCCGTGTGCTGATAACAATTCCATAACACCTTTTATTAGTTCATGGATAAGAACTGGGAACACCATAGCTTGTGCGTGTATAACAGCTTTTGGTCTTGATGGGGTTGGGAATTCAACCTTAACAACACCACCGCTTACACCGTTATCCATTTTAGGTATAACATAATACATATAATCAGCAGCTGCCATCATTTTAGAGTATTTGTTAGCTAAACGTGGTTCAATGTTTGTCAACTCATCGTCAACCATATGGAACATGTGGTTACATTTTTTAGCGGCACCTTGCGTCATAGCGTTAAGGAATCTTCTTTTAGCAACTTCTTTGCTAGCATTAATCATGGCTTCATGATTATCGAATTCCATTTCCAACGTTATTGGTTTAGGGTTTTTCTTTGTACCTACCATGTTTATTTTATCGGTCAATTCAGCACGAATTTCAACAACATCTTCACCCATATTGTATTCTTCTCTAACCATTTTGATAGCTAGCTCAACTAATTTTTGTCTATTTTTAGTTTCTAAACCAATAGCTTCGTATACCATTGGCATCATACCAGTTATTAGGCTGTTGTTGTCAATTGAATCGCAATCAAAAGCTCTTTTATAACGTTTTGCAACCTCATTAAATCTCTCACCCATAATTGATTCTTCAAAACTGTGTTCTTGTGAATCTGGGAAGATAGGGTGTTTACTTAAAGAATGTTTCTTCTCTTTCAATTCAATTTCAAGTTGAGGGTGCATCCTTTCAGTCAAGCCTTCTGGGTATAAAACACTTTCATTTAAAGGTTTAACACCAGAAACTTGTTTACCTAATTTAGATTTTCTCAATGCTTCTTCAGCTATTTTTTTGTAATCACTCATTATTTTATGTCTTTTACTTTTACTTTTTTTATTACTTTTCTACCACCAATACTCTCTAAAAGTTCTTTTTTAGTAATAATTCTAGATTCAGTAGTTGGTTTTGCGCTATCACCAGTCAAAGGTGCTTCAGATGGGTCATCTTTAGCCAACTCTTTATATGAAGAAATAATTTGTGGTAACTTCTCAATAGGTACATTTATCAATTGACCTATTTTAGCTAAAAAAACTGATTGCTCAACGGGTGTGTCTAATTTAGCAAAATACTTACCAAACATGTTGGTCATTTTATCAATCAATATTTTAACATCACCTTTAAGTTTAGATATATCAACATTTTCGTCAACTTCATCTTTATTTGCGTTGCTAAAACCTTCTTTAAAGTATTCACCAGCTCTAAATGATTTTAACTGTCTAACACCCATATAATCTTCCTCTGGACCTAATTTGATACCAGACCTCATCATTTCTTTATAGTTATTAAACTTACCTACGATTTCACCAGTGTTTATATTAACAAAAAAATGTTTATAACCTTCTAAATCTCTTAGGTTTAGATAGTTCATCAAATCCTCTTTATCAAAATATTCTCTTTCAGCAGCGGCATAGTCATATTCCTCGACTGGTTGTTTAGTTGATTTTTCTCTTTCAACAACTGGTTTAACAACATTTTCTTCAAAGTATTCGACTGGGTGAATTAGGTTATTACCAGCATCGTCCATATCATCAAAACAATAAACTGCCATGACAACTTCTTTATTTGGGTTCAAACCCCTAACCATTTGATAGTTTTTACCGTCAATTGTAAATGGTTTTGAAATCTCACCAGTGTTGGTATCTTTTACGTTTGAAAGATATTTGATGGTAGCTTGGTCTTGTGGTTCAATAACTTCACCAGTTTCAAGTAAATCTGAAATTGACGTATCACTACTATTATCTTTTGTAAAATATACTTCAATGTCTGGGTTTTGTTTTTGAAGGTTAGCCAACGTACTAGTAGTCTGACGACTTTTCAAATCTTTTTGCGTTACACCAATTCTAAACTTTTCAGTTTCATCGATGCTATTTTTGTTTTTCATAATTCTGTTTATTATATTCTAATATTAGGTCTTTTTCATATAATTTTGACTCAACAGATTCACCAGTTTCGCCAAACTTAAAACAAAGTCTTTTTTCTGGGTAAGAATCATAAGCATTTATATTCTCCCAAGCCAAAGCTATAACATCATCAACGGCATCCCAAACAGCAAAGGTGTCACTCTCTTGAATGACATCCAATTTTAATTCAGATTCCAACCTACCAACTTTTTTAATGAAATGGTCATGAGGTGCCTCTGGTCTACCAGAAGCTGGGAACGTATCCCAATCATCACCATCTATGTTTTTTGTTGTGTCAGAGAATATAAATTCGTAAATAAAATTACCTTTATAGTCTTTGCCTACCTTATTAACATATATTAAAAAAAGTCCTTTCATTAAGCTATATATGCGTTTAATTCGTATTTATTACCCATTCCATAAACTTGTATGTTCAAAGTTTTTCTTTGCTCAACACCATCTTTATATAATGCTAAACTATATCTGTTTGTATCACCTTCTTTTGGTCTTTTAGGACCAGTTGCGATTGAATTGAACCATTCATCCTCGTTAACCGTATAACCTTTTGATTCAGCGTAAGCTAAAGCAGTTTGAACCGCTGAAGAAAATGTATTATGATAAACTTCATAAGAATCTTTTGCTTCAGTAACAGCTTTTGGGTCTGTTTCAATTTCTGGCATAGGTAAAAAAGGTTTGTTTTTTCTACCTGGTTGCACTGGTTGTGTCGGTTTAGTATCTGGTTGTACTGCTGGAGCTGGTTGTACTGCTGGAGCTGGTTGTACTGCTGGTGTGTTCATATCGTCTTGATTAAAAGTTTCTTGAATTTTAGTCTTAAAATAATTTTTTCCAAAGATACTCATTTTTTCGTTTGTAATCAAGTTTTCACCAACAATTTTTGATACTGGTTTTTTTGACCACATTTTACACGACCAATACTTAGGCGTTGTTCTATCTTTAGCTTGTGCACATTTATGTCTAGCTCTAAAAGATTTTCTTCTTTTTGGGTT